AGTTACACCAAACAAAGGGGGAAACAAAAATGATAGCTTTGGCAATAATATTGGGGTTAGTTGCAGCTGGTTTATACGCATGGGGGATTAGTAAGTTAGTCGCAGAGAAGAAAAAAGCAAGTTGGGTTTTAGCAGGAGCTACCGCAGTCTTACTCTTCTTATTCGTCCCAACCATTACAGACATTGTAAACGACACAGGGACTCGCGCAGCAGAAGATACGGAGCAAACAACAGATACCGGTGGTATCCCATCGATAGGAGAGACAGAGCACAACACCTCTCTAGGAGATCTTACATTACTGAAAGAAGTTTACCCAGATGATGTAGTTGACCTAACTGATATAGGAGTTACAGTAAACGCAATCAAGGTGTTTAGAGTAGAAAATCCAGAAGTGTCTTTTAAGGCCGATATCGAGCGATACAAAGGAGAAGCACTAGGGGATACACTCTACTATATGACAGTTAACTTCACCGCAGGGAATCTAACAGAGGATTCAGTAGAGTGGGGTGGGCTAAACTCAATAATGTTAGATGACGGAACCTTGTTTACTCAGGCGGACGATGATATGTTGTTAGGTAAGGATTCAGACGGTAACCTGATAGATACGCTGTATGATGGGGTAGGCGTTCAGGAGTATACGCAAATGTACGTACTAGATAACCCAGATATTGATTCCCTGGATTTAGAGTTCGCTCAGCCGATTAATCTGAGTAACTATGAAGTATCCCCTGCGGAAACAACAGTAAACTACCAGTTCGATTAAAAAAGGTATTGACTTAAAATAAATCGTAAGCTAAACTAATGAAGTTCGTTGATAACACCTAGTGAGTTGCTAGCTAGCTAAAGGTAAAAGTAATGGTAACTTAACCCTAACATCGAGTAAGGTAGTAGCTCACTAGCTCATATAAATAAAAAAAGGTAGATAAACAGGAGGAGAACATATTATGAAAAAATTTGTTAAAGGTTTAATTGGTGTAGGAGCAGTCGTAGTATTATTAGGGGCGTGTGGTGCAATATTCTCGGACACTGATGATACAGATACTGTTAAAACAGAAGAAGTAGCAGCAGACAGCACAACGAAAGCAGAAGAGCCTGCAGCTGAGAAAGAGACGAAACAAGAAGTAGCACCTCAGCCAGAGAAGAAAGAAGAACAGAAAGCAGAACCATTAGCACCTGTTGATCTAGGGCCTGGTAAGTTTACAGTAGGTGAAGACATTAAAGAAGGCCGCTATGTAGTAAGTACTCAAGATAATTCAGGTAACTTCGTAGTAAATGGTGAGTTTGGCTTCCCGGAAGTAAATGAGATCCTTGGTACAGACCAAAGCTTTGCAGTTAATAATGTTACTGTAAAATTAGAAGAAGGTCAAGAGATCGATATTGCAGGTCTTAACTCAGTACACTTCGAGCCTAAGAATTAAGTAGTAGCTGGTTACCTAGGAGCAACTAACGTGCTCCTAGGTACATAAGATAAATAAGGATAATTTAAGGAGGGGAAGTATGTTAGAATTTTTAGGAGTAGTGTTAACCTTAGTGTTCTTTAGCTCTTTGTTGGTAGGTATTGTTAGCTTGGTTATGCGAAGAAGGGTTAAACGTTTTTTCTTAACATCATTAGTTAGCTTCGCATTATTAGTAGTTGTTGCTTCCATCGGTAGTAGCACTCAACCAGCCGAAACGGAAGTACAAACGGCTGAAGAAGAGACCTACGAGACTGAACCAGTAGTAAAAGAGGATAGCACATCAATTACAGAAGAGACGGAAATCACATCAGGAGAGGTAGATACGGCCAGTTTCGAGGCCTACGCTACAAACCTCACGGGTGGTACCTTCATCCAAACAACAGACTTAGTAGAAGGTAGTCGGGCAGTTATAAAGTATGTAGATTCTTTCGATCAGTACACAACGAACAAACCAAATAGCTCTGTTACAGAAGATAGTTACAACAGTTACTTTAGCTCCGAGGATGCGATTGAGAAGATTATGGTAGGTGAGCCTGCTAGGCTATTGAAAGAGTTTGATGGTTTAGAATCTGTATCGCTTACCTTACCTTTCCTCGGGAAGACGTATACCACAGATATAACGAAAGAAGAGCTGAATGATTACCTAGGGTTTAACATTGACGAGCTGAATGATGATACTTGGAGAATTAATTTCTCAGATAAGTACATCTATAACCAAACGGAAAGAAATGCAGCTTTCAGACGGTTTGTAAGAGTTCAATAATAGAGTATAATAAAATTAACTAATAACAGCCTATCGGTCGAGGTGAAGTAGCTCCCTCTGTCGGTAGGCTATATTTATGTAAGTAGCTGGTTACAAAGGTAGTAGCACCCTACGCAGAGACCGAATTCCCTTAGTAGCTGACTGCATCATGGCCGGTTTTATAGATGTATAGTTAGGAGACCGGGCCGGGAATAGTTTTGTTTTCTCTATATAGGAAGAAACACGGATTTTAAAATAAATTACTGAAAACATGCATTTTCCTGTTGACTTTACAATAGAATAGTATTAAGATTGAGACAGATCAAACAACAACACGAATAAAAAAAGAAAGGAGAAAGAAAAAAATTTAGAATGTTGTTGACTTTAAGCATACAGTAATGGTAAGATGAATATAGTTAAACAAATAAACTTAAAGGGGAAATGAACAAATGAAACTAACAAATAAGGAAATCGAAAGCGCGTTAAAAGATATTAAAACTATTCTTGCTCTTACATCTGATAAAATTGAAGGCCTTAAAGCGGAATTAAACGAGGCTACTTGTGAAGATGATATTAAAATCATTCATAGCATGATAACTAATCATGTTAATCAGTGTATGGAATTGCAACAAAGAGAAAAGGAGCTGTTAGAAATGGAACAAAATAATAGTAACACTAGCACTATCACGGCTGCACTTATTAATTACTTTGATGTATGGGGAAATGCTGAAGAAGGTTATGAAGTGAATAACCTTTGTAAAGAAGGCGAACTAACTTTAAATGAAAACTTCACGGATGAAGATCTTTTACAGGAATTAAAGGATATCGGGTTTATTATTGAAGAGGCTACAATGAAAGATATTACATTCTATTGGGTAGGCCCGGAAATGATAGAACTATATGAAACGGCTAAAGGGTACCCGCTAGGCCGTGTTGAACTACCGTATTAAAAAAAGTTTTGAAATGGTGTTGACTTACAGTAAATAAGGTGCTAAAATGAAGATAGTTAGTAAAGCAAGACAAAAAAAACTTAAACCGAAAAGGGGAAATTAAAATGAAAAATGTAACTGTTAAACAAATGGAATTAAGAGAATATGATTTAATCGGGATTTTAGCTGATGAGGTTGACGCTGTTGAAAGCTTATTAAATGATTATGATGGAACTACTTATGTATGTGACGCTATCAGCGAAATTGCAGATAACTACATTCCTTTATATAATAACGATGTTTGGGAGAATGCCGCTAATATTCGAGACTATATCGAGGAAGCAGTTCAAAACGGCCTTGTCGATACATCTAATTTTGATCTTGTTAAAACGTTCCAAGCCGGTTACTATGAGTACTATAACCAAAGTCTATACGCAAACATCGAACATGTACTATTCAACTATGTTACCAATTTAGTAAATGAGTTCTTAGAAGGGTTAACACCGGAACAGTCAGAACAAATTGACCTGGACGAATTAGAAATGAGAATTAATGGTAACTTAGATGAATACGACAATAACAGTTATTTCTCAGACTTAGAGGACTACGCCGCTGAAATTGTAGAAGAACTAGAGGAAGAGTTAGCAGCAGAAGAATAAAAACAATATAGAGTAGGATTAAACTAGAATTTAGTTCTACTCTATATAACCCTTACATACACTATAAGGAGGTAAGCAAATGAAAACACTTATTAACTTGTTTGATCTTGAATTAACTGTTAAACAAATCATTCTTACATTAATATGTACTTCACTTGGCCTCACTTCATTCATTGTAATATGTAAGCTTATTGGGTTTTATCTCATTACAAAAGGTTTTTAAGAAAAAGTTTTAATATGTTGTTGACTTTAGGTAAACATAGATGCTATAATAAGTTATAAGCTAATAAAACAAACCGAAAAGGGGAAATGTTAAAATGACAATCACAAATGAGCAAATTATTAAAGCGGTGCAAGCTATAATTGAGGAGCGTACTTCTCTTACAAAAATGAATAACGGTTTTGGTGTAACAATGTATGAAACTGATGTATACGTTGAACATGATGACCAATTAACAGATCAGCAAGTTAGTAAGATTATGGAAGCAGAGAACGAAGAAGAAGCCCAACAGCTTCTATATGATGAATTATTCGATTATACGATTGAATGTACAGACAACGAGCAAGACTACATTTTATCCATCATCCGTGATAACTGGGACTGGGAAACGTTCGGGGAATACGAAGAGTACGAGGAGACTATTCAAGAATATGTTAGAGAACATACTTACTTTAATTTCCCATATGAGCACTATTTAAAAACAGAATTAAACATGAATATTCGTGTAGATAGTGGAGACGGGGACTATGACTATACACTAAATAACTTCGCACACGGCCATTATAGTACAATCGATGAAGAAGGGATTGATCCTGAAAGCTCTTTATTATGGCTAGCCGAACAACAAGGCTACACAAAGGAAGAACTAGAAGCCGCAACTATTAACTATATGGAAGAAGGGGAGGAGCCAACAAGCAAACTTTTAAAAAGTATTATTGTAGAGAGTGAGAATACATCTAGTCATATGAATGCTCTAACTTTCTTTGTTAAAATGACACTACAAGAATATATTACATTCATCGATAATAAACATGATTTAATTCTATCTAAAAATACTTCAGGCGGTCTGTTAGATTCTTGGATGGGTGCCGGCGGTACACTTGAAATAGAATTAGAGAAAGACGTTGTTATACCTCATGATATGGCCTATCTATATGTAGATGGAACAAGCGGATACGGTGCGGACGAAATTTATGGCTTATTCTCTTCACACTGGACAGATAACGCAGT